ATAATCAGCAGCCGTTGATGGTGGAGTGTGTGTGGTTGCTTTTGTTCCAAAATAAAATCCAATAGAAGTTAAAACTTTGTCCGAATCAAATATAAATGATTCTGCAACTGGATCGTTTGTTACGGGTTTTTCTGGTCTTCGCGGTATTACTGGGTCTTCTATAACTGGAACAACCGGAGGTGTGGGGGGAACGGGAATCGGTATAATATCTGGAGTTACTGGTGGTTTTACAATATCAAAAATATCAGTATTTAAATCGGTTATTTTTGTAATAGTAGTTCTATTTTGAATTATTTTTTGAATTCCTTTACTTTTATAAATAGCAACACATTGGTTATTATATTCATCTACCATTTTTAATTCAATATTACCATTTGTCACGCCAGATGGAATATAAAATTTTGCCTGAAATGATCCATCGGCAGCAACTGTTACGTTTGGGGATGTTCCAATATATGGTGCTATTGGAACCAGTGTAACTATAATTCCTCCAAAAGTTGCCGTAATAATACCGGCAGGTTCAAAGTTTTTTCCAGATAAGTATACCCAACCTTGTCTTGCATATGTAATTAAATTTTCTCCAATTTGCATCTGAGAATAACTTACTTTACTTCCAACATCCCGTCTTGTTTGTTTGATAAACTGAGTATCATTTGTTGGATTACTGACCCACTGTAATTGATGGATTGCGGTTGTGCTTTTTCTGGTTTGATTATTTACAATTGTTGCTTCTTGGACAACTGTATCCACCCATTCATCTCCAGATGGATGAATAGTTGCTGAAGGAGCCATTTTTATGTATCCCCATGGATTACAATTCATCGTATCTGTTTTAAGTAATTGAGAGAAAAATACACTTTCTGAATTCTTTTTTAAAGTTAATAATTTTGGGTTATCTTCGGTGTCCGTATATTCATCAATATTTGTTCTAATATCGGAGGTACGATCTAAAACAACTTCCTTTTGTAAAGACACCATATAAAGTTCACCATCAATTAAATTTGTTGCGGCATAATAATCATCGGCAATTAAATCCGCTTTATATAATGTATTGAATGGGTCTGCAAAAATTCCTTTGAGTGTGGTAGGAAGTTCCCCTTCTTTGGCTTCTCCTTCTAATGCAAGAGCAGCCACGTTTGTTTCCAAATCATCAACTCTTTTTCTCATATAATGCAAATCAAACATTGTGGTACGAACAAATTTATATTCGTATAATAAAGTTTCATCGTAATCCAACCCGGGCATGAATTTAATCCATCCAAGAGGAAGCATTTCATCTGAAAACGGGGGGATAATAGTTTGGTCATACGATGTTGGTACACCGATAGTAGCAATAATATTCCCAAATTTATCAATAGAATATAGATCGGTACGAGCTTTATAGATGGAATAATCCACAATCATTTCAGATGAATCAACTAATTCAATACTATTTGATATAATAATATTATAAACATCAGTTACTTCATATGGATCAACTTCCACTGTGAAGTCAGTATCTCTAATAAGATTTTTTAAATATGTCAATGATACCGTATATTCTGAAGCAGTTGATGGTCTATTACCAGAAATCCAATGTATTGAATAACCATCCAAATCGCCAATCAATTCATAATCTACATCTCGAACATAAGTACCAGAACCAGTTACTGATATAACTGAAGTCACGCTATTATAGGTGGTTAAATAAATGTCAGTTAAAACATCGCTGTCACCAACACCCCTAGTCATTATTACATTATCATCAACAACTTCTGCTATTATTGTTATCGGTTTAACACTTGTATTAGTCACAACAAATGGATGAATTAATTGATAATTGCTAGTTCCGCTATGATATGTGTGAGGTTCTAGTGAAAAATCTTGAGTTGTTAGGGATTTGTCTACTTGCAAAACTTTTTGTGTAATAAATGTATTATCATATCCTTTAACATAGCAAATACCAGGTTCAACGATCACTTTAATTTTATCAGGAACTGTTGAAGGACCAATTTTTAATTTCATTCCTTCAACTAAATAATTTCCCGAAGTTTCATAGGTACGTTTTGCTAATACTTTAGATAGTAGGGTATAATCAGGAGTTCTTAGATAATTTTGCACAACACCATCAGTTAAATTCCATAAAAGAGTAACACCATCAGCATCTGAATATTTTTGATTAGACGGTAATGTTATTTCATTATCAATAGCATCTATAATTTTTACTAATTTAACCTCAATTTTTAATCTTTGCGCTCCATCTAACCCATAATTTGTATATCCATTTGCGGGATCAACTAATGTTGAATCCTCGGAATAGTTGATAAAGGTTTCTTCAACAAAAAATCCAACATTTTCATCTCCAGAACCATCAATATTGATTATTTGTTCTTCTACTTCAAGAATTCTTCCTTGATAATAAAATTTACCAATAGGAACTGTAACGGTATCTTGTCCATATGGGTCTAATGTCACAGTAAGAGAACAACCATCCGTCACGCTACCGTTTTTATATAATGTATCCCAGTTACTCCAGTTTTGTCTGGCTAATAGTAATTGTGATTCAGTTAATTCTCTAGCTTGAACTGCTTTACCGGGAACAAACATGACGTGTTTATAGTGTGAATCATATTGATCTTTATCACTAGCATAAAATGGAAATACGTTTGTATCTTTCATATGTTAATACCTCATGATTATTTATAATAGGAAGAAAAAAATTACAGGATTTTATAAATATTTATGTAAAAGGGACAGGGTTTGATCGACCTTTCCTGAAACCTTAGTGAGTAAGGATTACCTTTTACAAAATACTTACTAAGGGGGTTATTATGGCTGTTATTTATTGTACTCGATGTGAAATCAATGGGAAAAAATATATAGGTAAAAGATGCCGTATTTTTTCTAATGAAGAATTAAAAAAATCTGGTTATATTGGGTCAGGCACTTTTTTACTTCGTGCTGTTAATAAATATGGTAAAGATAATTTTAAAACTTGGGCGTTACTCCATTGTTCCGATGAAGAAGCAAATTACAAGTTATTTGGAATAAAATACAAATTTGCAAAAAATGTGGAGTTATATACATTAGAACTGGAACGAAACAGCTATTTTGTACGAATTGTTCTACTAAAATTATAATTAATACAAAAATAAGTTATAAAGCAAAACAACAGCATAAAAATCCAGAATATTTAAAAAAAGTTCATATAGAAATTATGTGTATAAAATGTGGTAATATTTTTGTTAGAAATAGTTATAGTCAAAAATACTGTAAAAAATGTAAATCCTAATTAAAATATTTTAACAAGACCCTCATCTTTTAAGTACATATCCAGTAAAATTGGATTTTTTCTACATTTATATTCTAATAAAGATGATGATTTATGGGCATTATTGTAATTCATACCTTTTGTCATTAAATTTCTTTCATGTAATTCATGTAATAAAATTAATTTTTGTTCATTCGGATGGTTGTCATCATCCAACCAAATTTCATTATTTGGCATAAATTGACCGATTCTCTTCCCATAAACTAAATCATGTCCTCCGGCGGTGAAATCTACATAATATTTATCTCGTACCAATTCCCCATCAATAATCCAAACTTTTACATCATTTTCGCATTCACCATATAATTTTTGATGTATATCATCCAAATTAATTTTACCTTTATATTTTTTAATTCCATTTTCTTCAACATCTCTAGCTTTTTTTTCTTCATTTTCACCAGCTTCAACTGCTTCTTCATACGATTTTCCATCTTTCATTAATTGCCATTCTTTGTACATATGAATACAAAAAAAATGGGCTTCATCCCGAGATTCTTCTTTATCAATCCAAAATTCATTAGATGGAATCATACCGGGAAATCTTAAATTTTGTGCAAAATTAGTAAATTCTTCTTCCATATCATTTCTAATCATAGTTCCATCAACTTCCCATACCACAAACCCATTATAATCTGGAATTAATATTTTGATATGAGGAGTTGTTGTAACTGATTCTTTTATATGGTGATGCTTTCTTTCTCTGTTTGAAATTGCTCTATAATTTTCCCAATTATTCATAGAAATCATTTCAAGAAAGTCTTTTTCTGATATAAATTTAGCTTTTACATTTTTTGCTGCATGATTTTTCTTTGATTTTTTATCTGGACAATTTGTTATTAAGAAATTTAATCCCGGTTCTATTTCTTGCATATATTTTCCACCACTTTTCTTAATAACTTCAGCATATGTTTTTCTCGTAACAATTTTCATCGGTCCACTTATACTAAAGGAATGCCCAACGAGTCTTTTTCCTGTCATCCATTCAATTTGATGATCGGCAGCAGCAAGAAATTTTTTATTCTTTTCTGCCTGAACACCTTCTTTTAATACCTGTCTAAAAATTGTTTTTACTTTCATTGTTTTATGATCTTCAAATACAGGTATATCTAAATATTGCTTTTTCTGTATCAATTTTATTACCTTTACCGAATACTTCTTTGAATTTCATTAGAAATTAATTATGATCTCAAATTTTTCTTGTTGACTAGCATCACGAGTAACCGCTTCAATATTATCTAACCACAATAATTCGCCAATTGAATCAACTGATGCAGCCAAATATTCCGTTCCAGTTAATATGTTACCATACACATCTTCTGGGTTAATGCATAATCCAACAATTCGGAACGTGGTATCAATTGGAGCAATATCACCAAAATTAATTGTTGCAGACAAATATATTTTTTTTGTATTTTCGGTATACACATTTGCATCTGGTATATAAGTATAATCAATTCCATCAACAGTAACATCGGGTACTGAATATGGATCATAAATATCTGTTTCTTCTACCATATGTTTTAAATTTATTTTCTTTAAATAAATTAATTTATTTATGGTAGTTGTTGATGCAGAAGGTGAAGTTGGATTTGCTTCATCTGGCCATGGAGAAGTTCCACCCAATGCTACATAAATATTAGATTCTTGTTTTAATAATAAAGCATTATGAGTTCTTTGTTTATTAGTGACAATTGCCATTCTACATCTCCTTTAATCTTTTTTCATGTTCTTTAGCTGCTTCAATTTCTTTCATAATTCTTTCTTTAGTTGCTTCATCTTTCGCTCTTTCGTGTTTTTCATGAAGTTTTTTTATTTTATTTATAATAAGAGAAAGTGCGGTTGCTCCCGCTACCCCAATTGCAATACCGCTATGTACATCTAGTTTATGAGTAGTTTTTGAAGAATTACTTTTAGGAGTAGGAGTAGAAAAATTTTTGTGTATATAAAATTTTTCGCCGAGTACTTCTTTAAATTTCATATTAATCCTCCATTTTTAAATTTCATATTAATCCTCCATTTTTATTTATAAAACTGTGCGAATAGTTCCATATTGGTAGATAAATTTATCTAATTTCCCTGTTGGATTTTCCATTTCATCGAATGTCCAATTCCAATTTGAAATTCTTGTTTTTCCAATCATACCAATGCCATCTTCTAAATCCTGAATAGTCCAATCTTGAGTTATTATATCTTGAATTCTTCCATAACTTGCCCACTCATCAGTAGCAACACCAAAAGCAAATACTCTAGTATTAATTCCTTCCATATATTCATATGGATCATCAGCATTATTTGAGACAACATACCTAAGAAAAAATGCCTTACACCCCAATGGATGTAATAAATTTTTAATAATATCTTTCAATTCCACATAACCATAAAGAGAACTTTGAATTTCATATGTAAAATATGCTCTATAATAATTATCATGTAGATATGAATTGGATGATAATTTTTGGTCAGATGAATTTAAAGTCATAATATATTCTTGAGGATAGTAAAATGAAAATTTACCAAAATGGCCCATCAATCGAAATATAAATTCATACGATCTTTCAGTTCCTTTTGCAGAATAGAAATCTTTTGCATTTTTAATTAGTTTTTTTATATCTATATCAGTTACTCTATATGTAGGAAATGATGATAGATATTGAGCAATATGAAGTTGCAATACATCATCATCACCATTTGAATATGGGTCTGCTAAATTAATTTTATCCACATCAATATAATGAAGAAAATCCAATAAAACTTGACCAATATTACCATTTTCTTCCAAATATTCCAAATAAATGCGAATAAATGATAGAAAATTAGAATATTCTTCCCGTAAAAATTCTGGAAGGAGGCGGTCAGTTAGTATAGATAAATATTTTTTATCTGCCATCAGACATACCTTGTATATTCAAGTGATGTGGTTCCAATTTGAACCATTCGATTTTTAGAATAAAATATATCATTATTTATTACATTAAAATCCAATCTATATCCCTTTGCTGGTTCTAGTGTAGTTGGGAACGAATATCCCGGAAATACTTCAATTATACCATTGACATAATCGGCAGTTCCAATTATGGCATTCCCGGTCTTTTTTGTTTTTAAATTTCCCAATCCATTATCATACCAGCCGTCCACATAATTACAGATAATTGTACCCGGAACGAGTTCATTTTCTAAATTCCATCTATATGCCCCGAGAGAATTTTTAGTGAAATAAACGAATGGGGAAAAAGTTAATGTCGTATTTTGAATTTCAGTTAAATCATTAATAGCAGTTATAAATTTTGCTTCTTTGAACATACTATTAAACGGAATTAATGTACTGGTAAAAAATGTATTAATTGCATTCGATACATTGGCACGCACTGTACTTAATACAGATTCATATTGTTGGCTAAAATATATAATACCAGAAATATCAATATAAATGGGATTAACATCAACAAATGAAAAAGGAATTGCCAAAATATTTCTTTCTTTGATATATAATCTAATAGTATTTTTTTGGTTATCAGTTAAAATAATATTAGGAGATGGGGGTTTAACGCAAACAAAAACTCTACCATATTTTGGGTCAGATAAATCTTCTTCACCACCCCAAACATTTATTGATTCAACCAATTGATGTTGTGATAAAATTCCCAACCAATCTTTAGTTGATAGGCAGCGATTTTGTGATTCATAGAAACGAGGAGCATTTAGTCTTATTGATTCTATATCTTCAGCATCAGCCCCACCCAGTGATTGTTCAGTAACAGTAATCGTACATTTGGAATTATCATATAAGACGGTTCCATCAGTAATAATTTCATTCAAATTAAAAGAAGATAGGTTATTACCCAATAATCCTTCAGTTTCTGTATAAAATATCTCAATATTTGCATTAATTGGAGGTATTTTTCCTAAAATATCATCACCAAATATAATTTTAGTGTACCCATCATCCGTAATTTCTATTTGATACATTAAACTTGTTGGTTCATATGAAACAAGATCACTTGTATTTTCCCATAAAATACCATCTACATATAATTCTAAAGTATCATTATCTATTTTTACACTTTCTAATAATATAGAATGATTGGCCGATCCGTCTGAAATTTCCGTATATGTTTTTAAAATACCTTGTCTTAATATCATATCTGTAAAAGTATAGCTATTAGAATTGGTTAAAAGATATTCTTTTGTAGCATAAAAATGGTAGCCATTAGTCAAGAAATCAGTATATTTTGGGATAGTTATAACTTTTGATGGATCGGTGGGTCTATGAGCTATTTTTATACTTAAATCGCATATTGCCTCAGCTCCAGTTACGCGTCTTGGTTGATAATTAAGTTGTCTAGCTAATACACGAATATTCTCGGGAAGTTGAGCGACTTTCAAAAATGCCTCATTTATCTGCATATTTCCAAGAAAACACAAATAATGGGTCACATAAGATAAAGCATCCAAAAGATAATTTATCCCACTTCCCTCGAAATTTACATCTTGAAATTCTGGTTGTGTAGAATAATAATTTATTAAATTTTGTTTTATTGCTGAAAACTCAACTTCATTTATTACCAATTGTTCTGACATTTTACCTCACCTTTTCTAAAAGAACATTTACAGAATAAACTTCATCAAAATCCACAATTTTATAATATATAGTAATAGAAATTTCATTTGGGTCTTGAGTATAATCATTTACTTTAACACTAATATTTGTAATTCTAGGTTCTAGCATCTGTAAATAACTAACTATCTCATCTTGTAATAGATTATCTGTTAATGTTGATCTCAATTGAAATAGCATCGCTTTTATTCTTGGTCCAAATGCCGGTTGAAATGGTTTAGATGAACTCAATACAATATTTTTTACAGATTGAGCAATAGATTTCTCGTTTATTTTTTTAGAAATATCACCATATATATTTGTGTTGAAAGATAAATCTATGTCAGAATAAAAAATTGTCTGTACTGCCATAAACTTATCACATTCTACAAAAGAAGACTTCGGCCTTCAGGCCAGAGATGAATTTTGTTGCATGTTTCATAATCATATTTATAAAACAACTAGACAAAATTACTAAAATTTGTTGTGAACTACCCCGTCCTAAAGGACAGAGCTTCTTGTGTCAGAGGGTGTTTACATATATCCCGGTTGAGAATATTGATAGATGCATTGAAATCAGCATCTATCTCATATCCACAACTTGTGCAGACAAAGGATTCAAGTTGCCTTGAGTCTCGATCTGTACATCCACAATGACTACATGTCTGACTGGTATAGCTCGGTGAAACTTTCACGAATTCTGTACCAGTTTCGGAACATATATCTTCTAATTTCTTGAGAACCGATGAGTACGTCCAGTATTGTTGCTTGTTTAAGACCTTATGACCAAACTTGGATTTAAATCTTAAGTTCTTAAGGTCCTCAACAATTATAGTTTTAACATCATCTATGACCAATTGTTTAATGGCTCGGTTGATCTCGGAATTCTTGTGTTTCACGAGACCGGTAAAATTCTTAGACCCACGTTTCTTGTTGATTAATTTGGAGTATTCTTTTTCTATGTCTTTACCGACAACTTGTCCATTATTCACAATTTAGCACACTATTTCAATAGAAGTTTTACAATTATAATGGCAACTGTAATAACAATACCCCTTTCTATCCAAATTCGCGTATCAGTTTTCTTTATGATAGCATTTAAATCAGAAATTTTTTGTAAATAATTGGTCTCTCTTTTATGAACTTCTTTTATTTGATCCGTCAAATTAAGATTCATGTTAGTTAAGGTATTGAAAGTTGCATCTTTATTTCCAAGTTGCAACTTCAGGTTATTGATTTGTTCTTTATCATTAATATTTAATGCAAATGCCTCTTCTGCATTGTAAATAAAATCAGTCAGATTTATTCTAT